GAATATCTTTTGAATTGCTTTTGCTGATGCCAGTCTCTGCTTGGTGCATGGCTTCATATGGTTTGAACTTCTCTGTCCGCTTGGCTTCTACCCATATGTGATGTGTGCCGACGAGGTCTGCCATGCCCCCGCCGCCCAGATTTCTTCCTCCGCCACTAAGCATCGCTCGTTGTATGTAACCAGCACCACCATACATTTGGTCGTCCAGCCACTTGGCTAGTTCTCTTTCGTAGCCGTCGCCTTTTCTTTTCTGTTTGCTCATAACTAATCCCCTGAAGTGGATGCATCATGGAAGATGAACTCGTCATCAATACCATAACCATCATTGTTTGATTTACATTTGTCGCAGATGTATTGCCACTTAGGGAGCGTATGCTCTTTACGGCACTTTAAGCATTGCCGTTTCCAAGTTTTCATTCTCGTTTTGTGAAGTGGCGACACGGCGTACTTCGCCCCATCAAATTCTGCAAGCCCCTCACGCACGAGTATTCGTTTTAGTGTATCTGTACAGACACCCATATAGGATGCCATAGCTTTATAAGTATAATCTTCGTTTAACATTCGTGAGAGACTTGCCTTGTCCTTATCAGACATAGGTCCTCGTCTACTCATATACTAGTTCTCCTTTCTCCTCATAAAAAAAGCAACCCCTCCAAGGGGTTGCGTTTGGTAGGTACATTTTTGCACTTGACAAGCCTCGCCAAGAAAAGTTACATACCTAATTAGTACAATCTCCACTACTGAGAAAAAGCATGTAGACCATGCTTTTTCTTTAGCTATATAGTTTCTAATTAGTTCTAAGTAGGTATCCAAGATTTCACCTCGTAAATCGGTATTGTTAGTTTCCTACTAATATCTTCCACTGACATAGCTTTGTTGATGTGTAGCCAGATAGCTTGTTGCTTTGGGCTTGGAGTGTGCACTATGTATTGTGAGCCATCAATAAGTCTTTCAGCCCAGCCAACGTAATAAGTTCTGTGCAGTTCTGTTTGAGTCCTGACTTTTCCAAAAGATATTTGCTGTACCATCTTTAGACGGCTGTCGCTTTCAAGTCTATCTTCTAAGTACGTCGTCGGACTAAACTCCTTCCCATCAAAGTTTGTAACTTGCAAGTCTCCATCAATGAGACCAGCTTTGTTCTTTGCCATAGCCTTCTCTCTGTAAACTGTTGTAATCATTAACTGAGTATCGACATCTGTCAACTGTGCAGTTGAACCAGCTTCACGACCAAGACCACCCTCACCTGGCTTATTCCTATGGTGGACAAGGATTACAGAGGATTTAAACTTTGTTCGTATTGACTTGGCGACGAAGTTTACTTTGAACCATTCGGCGGCATTTGCTTCTTCAAGCCCACCGAATGCGTTTCGCACTGTATCTATCACGACAATATTTGGTTGTATAACTTCCAACCATTGACCAAGAAGTTTGAACCCAGCTTCTGTGCCCAAGTTCATATCACCCCCATCTTCTGATGATATCAACGACGGAGACCAAACGTTAAAGTTATCGCCAGTATCTCCAAACATTTTTGTGAAGTTCTTAAATCTGTACAGAACAGTTCGACTTGGGTTGTCGTAATCTAAGTACAAAACTTTAGTTGGCTTACCATGAAATGGACCAAACTCTTCACGACCAGAAGCCATAGACACAAGCATTCCTTGAAGAAAGAAAGACTTGCCGTGTCCATTGTACCCAACAACTTGTGTGATTGTTTCTGCTGGGATGATTGGGTCAGACCAATATGCAGTCTCGCCCAACGTATCTATAAGTCTTTGAATGTCTGCACTTCGTATAGGTTTCAGTCTCCCCAGGGAAACCTTTTCATCTACCTTAACTATTCGTTGTCCTTCGTCGTCGTAGTCAGATGAATACTGACGCTTGTCCATGTCCACAACGCTACGAATCTTTGTCTCAAGCCAGTTTTTTGTTTCACGTTCTGTGAATTTATGTGAATCAAAGAACTCGTCGTGAAAATTCCACACCATTTTGTGAAGGTCATCACCTACAATACCTTGCCTTACCTTCTGACCAATGTACTTCAGCATCCAAAGGTCTGTAGAATCTCCCTCTGTTAGTTTCCTACCAAGGTGGGCTACTCTTCTTTTGACTTGGTCAACTACTGGTAAGGTGTCTTCTGCATTTGGTATCCTAACGTTAGCCAATGACAACGTTCCAAATGTAAACTCACCTTCAATCAATGGGTCAGCGTCAGTTGGCTCTCCCTTCCAAACGAAGTCAGACAAGTCGTCTAATTTAAGACCATAAGCAACTTCCATGTGATACACATGTTGTGCTTTGCCATCCTTTACCTTGATTGATGGTGGCATAACGACGTAACCGCCGTCACCACGGAGGTCTAAGCCTTCAATTGGATACCAATCTCTACTTGTATTACCCACTTTGTTGCCAAAACGTTGTCCATTTCGTGGATGTGTGAAGTAAAAATGTTTACCTCGTGCAGTTGTAACCACAAAAGGTGTCGTCATGTCGTTCTTTAATGCGAATTGCACAGACTTTTCGTTGTCGCAATCAAGAACTATGACTCCTGAAACGGCACCAGTTACTAGTGCCATGTTGAAAGTTGTAACTTTGTTGCCACTCTCTGTAACAACTCCGTTGTCAAACCAATCGTCTAGTTGCTCTAGTGTAGTAGGATTTGTTTGGTAATCCTTCCAAGCTATGAGTGGTTTCTTGCCCTCAAAAGATAAGGGGATAACACACCACCCCCTATCAATTGCTTCAACGGATGCATTATATAAAGCATCACGCCACTGTTTTGTCTCGTCGGTCATGTTTCTCCTCAAAGTATTCGTTCAAGTTTAAGTTTGGGTTCGCCGCAAGGATTCTAGCGACAACATCTATACTGATATTGTTCGTCTTTATCCATCGGTATGGTTGAGTTCGTGTTTTGTCAGTCATTTTAGCGACGACGTTAACACCGCCAACGTCTTGTATAAGTTTTTCAACATTAAATACCAACATCACTAACTCCTTTCACCCTTAGTTATAAACATTTTAAGAGAAGTTGAAAGCGTTAGTCTCATATGTGTTACATTTTCTCACATTTAAGACAGATATAATGTTTGCGATTTGTTCTGTCTTATATATAATACAGACAACTTTAACCAATACGGAGACTGATATCATGGAAACATGGGAAGACTTTGAGGACGCTACGGAACAAGGCGGTATCGCCAAAGTTGCCGAAGAGTTCAAGTCTATATCTAAACAGATAGAAGACTTAGAAGAAAGAAGAGACAGGCTGAAAGCCAAGATTGAGGGAGAGTTCTCTCAAGACATGGGCGAACAAAGTAAGCAAGCTGGCTCATACTTAATCACATTGAGCAGACAAGAGCGTTGGTCGTGGGACAAAGAGGTCCTACTTGAGATATATAAATCCACCGACTCTATGCCAGAGTTCATTAAGAAAACATTTTCAATCGACAGACGTAAGTGGAAGTCCTTGGATGACGACGACCAGACGAGACTACTACCAGCACTTACTCGTAAGCCTGGTCCAGTTAAAATCGTCGTTAAGTCAGGGGGCATTTCATAATGTTTAAGCCATTGAATACAGCAGACCACACAACTCAGTGGAGAAAGACCTTATTATATGGTCATCACGGCTGGGGTAAAACAACACAGTTCATCCATTATCAGAAACATTATGGCAAGGGATTTATCTTGTCAGGTGAAAGCGGTCTTAGTTCTATAAGAAGTGCTGGTATTGACTACTTACCATTCACGTCTTGGAATGGTGAGACCAAACCTGATGAAGGAAAGTATTCATTCGTAGACATCTTTAAGTGGCTTAGAACAGATGAGTTCAAAGAAGCTGGGTACAAGTGGATAGGTATCGACAGTCTTACAGAACTTTCTGATATGAGTATGCAATACGCTGACCAATGTGCAGAAGACGAAGCCAAGAAACAAAACAAAGCGAAGAACGGCTTCACAGTTTACGCACAACATGGAACTCAAATCATTGGTGCATGTAAACAACTTAGAGATATGCCGTGTCATTTTTTAGTTACCGCTCTAGCGAAGGAGTCGCAAGATGATAATGGGAACATTGACTATTGGGCTATGGTTACTGGTAAGTCCACTCAGCAACAGCTACCTGGCATATTCGATAACGTCTTTTGTGCTGTACGACACACTGCATCAGGAAGCCAAAACACCGACGGAAAAGTCATACGCTACGTTATCACCGACGAATACAGAGGTTGGAAGGGTAAAGTACGAGACGAAAAACGAAGGCTAAGTGCAGTCGAGCAGACTGGAAACATCGTAAATCTATTTAAGAAGATGGATATGAACGATGAAGAATTTGAACAACGTAAGAATGAAGGGAGTAAATAATGTCATTCGATTTTAATAACTTAGATTTAGGCAATGTGGAATTGTCTAGTGGTTCTGTAGTAATACCAGTTGGCGACCATGTCGCTAAAGTAGTTGGTGCAGAGTTAACAAAGAGTGCTAAAGGTGTGAACCAAGTGAAGGTCACAGTTGAGAACGAAGATAAACAAACTCTTATGAAATGGATTACTCTTATGAATCCAAACTCAAAAGAGAACACACGAATTGGTCGTTCGGAATTAAAGGCTTTGCTTGTGCATGGCGGACACCCTGACCCTGACAACATAGGACAACACGGCATTGATTCTATGGTAGGATTGCAAGTGGGGATAAGGGTTGTCGAGGATTCCTACAACGATAAGAATGGTCAACCTCGTGTGGGTTCCAAGCTGAAGAGTTTCATACCACCTATGAACGCTGACGCTACGTTCAATCCCCCCAAGGGTATCTCGGAGACTTCCTCCTCTTCGGATGCCAATCAAACTGATGGGGACAAGAAGTCTGATTTAGACGACGACATTCCTTTTTAGTTGGGGTAGGGGTGGCTCCAAGCCACCCCTATTTTTATGATGGATATTACAAAAAAAATTCAAGACTACTACACAAATGAACCTGATGGAGAGGCGAGAGCCTACATAGGTGCCTCTTCTATAGGGCATGAGTGCACGGCTATGCTTGCGTTTAGCCATAGAGGATATCCAAATACACCACCAGACGAGCAACTAAAAAGAATTTTTCGTGATGGACATAGGATTGAAGTCATCGTTATCAAAGACATGGAGAAGTCTGGAATCCATGTCATGGAAAAGGACCCTATGTCTGGTAGGCAGTGGCGTTACACTGACTACGAAGGAAACGCTATGGGTAATGCAGACGGACTAATCGAACTACATGATGGTTCGTCTGCAATACTTGAGATAAAATCTATGAACGATGCAAAGTTCAAAGAGCTTATAAAGAAAGGCGTTAAGACTAGTCACCCTATGTACTACGCACAGATGCAATATCTTATGGGGCTATCCCAATGTGAGAAGGCGGTGCTGGTAGTTTATAATAAAAATAATTCTGCATACCACCATGAGTGGCTTGCTTACGATATATTTTATTACAATAGTTTGAGGCAAAAAATTGAGGACATCATAAATGGAAGAGGAAGAAAGTTATCGAAAGACGAAAGCGATTGGCGTTGCAGAGGATGCTTCAAGAGAGAAGTTTGTTGGCATGGGAAGGAACCCCCAAGAACCAAGAGGACTTGTGGGAATAGCAAAGCCCAAATTGACTCGGCGGATTGGGTCTGTAGCAAAGGGTGTGGCGAAATCTGCGAAGATTGGATTAGGTATGAACCACTCTCCAAGTAAATTTTTAAAGTTAGAGCATGAGATAACTCGTATTACTGATAGGATTGCTGACATTGAATTTGAAATTCATCATGTAAGTGAAGTTGACTTACTGAAGAAAGCAGACTTTTTGGTTGAACGACGAAGGGCGATTGACAAGCTACGCCATTTGAAGGACGACCTATACAGATTAAAAATGGATAATATAAATGAGACCTAGACTAATTTCTTTCAGTGGCAAGGAAGGGTCTGGCAAAACTTTCTGTGCAGATTTTTTATGTGCACGATATGGCTTCGTAAAAGTTAAGATGGCGAAGCCTATCAAAGATATGATTAGGACTTTAGGTCTCAACGACAATCATATAGAGGGGCATTTGAAAGATGTTCCTTGTGAACTACTAGATGGGAGAACGCCACGATGGGCGATGCAGAGTTTGGGAACGGAATGGGGTCGCTCCCTAATCAGCGAAAACTTATGGTTGAACAGATGGGCAGAGATAGTAACGCAAAGCCTCAATATGAGCAATTCCGTGGTCGTAGACGATACGAGGTTTCCGAACGAATTAAACAAGGTGCGAGAGTTGAGAGGGGTGATAATAGGTTTGAAGCGGAACGCAACGAACGACGTAAGTCACTCAAGTGAGTTCTCTGCCTGGGATGAATTGAACCCTGACTTTATGATTGAGAACGACGAAAGCTGGGACGAGTTCAAACTAGAGATGAAAATGAGAAGTATAATGTCTCAGTTAGATTTAATAACCTCTTAACTTTCATTGGCTCATACACAAAAGCCACTACGAAAAGCAATGCAACAGAAACAATAAAAACCAAAGATACAATCAAGATAGTATTGATTAGTTCTTCTCTTTCTTTTTCTCTTTTCTCTCTTTCTTCTTTACGCTTTACCCTTATGTCTGTCCTCATCTTAACGAGTTCAGCCCAAGCGTTTACCCCTCTTGTGAGTATTATGATTTGACGAAGCTGGTCTTCCATATCTCTGGCTTTTGTCTTAGCCAAGAAGGTATCCATAGCTTCTTCTTCAACTGTTTTAAATGATTTTGATTTTGCTTTGTGATGCTCTGCATCAATATCATCTATGGCTTGCCACATCTTGGCGAGGTCCTTACCCATAGAATGTATTTCTTTGCCAGCGTTGATGCCAGCTTTAAGGGCGGTAAATGCTCCTACTGCTATTGTGATTGGTTCCATTCATTTCTTCTTTTTAAGTACACAGGGGCATGGCTTAACCATCATATTCCCCTTGCGACCACCCTTCGCATAGTTAGTAGGACGAGCTTTCTTGCTCACATTTCCAGTAGACCTAGTTCCTCTCTTGACTACCTTTAGTATTGCTTCTGCCATATTATGAATCCATCAATTCAAAATGCGGAGCGTCGATAAATGGTCTCTTATCTTGTGACCTTCGCAAATCAATATATTCTAACATGGCGGCTTCACTTGTTCCGTCGTAGTCTCCAAGACTATGAACCGACCAAGCCGCTCCCCAACGAATCTTTACTCCGAGTTCCCTGGCGGCATACTTCATAGCATCAGCTACTTCGTCGTAGACATTTAACTCCCATGTTCCACGACCATCCAGATACGCCATCAAGTCTACAGCTTTTCCCTCAAGATGCTTTGACTTCATAGTTTGAGAAGCACCTTTGTCAAACAGTGCTTGTTGTTCTTCTACTGTTCGTAGCCCGCAGATTACTCCGAAGTCTACCGACGTAGTCATTATCGCCTGTTTCACAACCTGAACTAAAGGTTCTTCCACACCTTCTAGTCTGCCAAGACTTCTTGATGATAATTCAAAATCCATTATTTACCTCCATTCTTATTCATTATCGCCGACGCACCCATATAAACAGAGACGACGCCACCGCCAGTAAGATAAAAAAGATTGGAAATATCAGCAAGGGCATTGACTCTATCAACAGGAACCAAAAACATAGCGGTAGTAAAAGCACCCATAGCAATGAGACAGGCAGTAGCCATACGTCGTTGTGCTCTTTGTTTGCGTAAGTCGTGTTCAAGACTTTTAATTTCCGCCGCATGTGCTAACTCAGCGTCTGAAACAATGCCATCTCCGTCTTCGTCGTACTCAGCATATATTGATTTTTGTTGTAATTTTTTCTGTGCCATTACTTTCGTCTCATCATTTTAGCGGCTTGGTTAACACCTTTGATTCCAAACGACGCAGAGATTGCAATGAATAAAAGATACTGATACCACTCAGGAAGTGTATTCAATACCTCAAAACCATTTCTTACATACTCTGTCATCCCAGGAATGAAGACTAGTATTGCTGGTGTTAGCAGTACGACGAGAGCAAATTCGTCTTTCCACGAGCCGTCAGTTGAGTTAGCCATCTTGCTTTCCCACTCGACTTCTCCAGCCGCAACCTTTTCTGCAACTGTTGCTCGTGCTCTAGCCTCTGCTACTTTGGCTTGTCCATCTGCCTTAGTCTTTTCAACTTTGCCTTCCATCCATGTACTGGCTAGACTTGCTATTGGTCCTAAAAATTGTAGCATTAGAATCCTCCCTTACCGAAGCCACTGCCACCAAAACCTTTTTTGTTTGCACTAAATGATTTTGGACTGCTTCGTTTTCCACTATCTCCAGCTTCTCCAGCTATATAATCAACAGCGTTTTCTTTGAATCCTCTTATTCCTCCAGCGATTGGAACCCTTCCGATTACAGAACGCACAGCTTCTCTGCGTCTTGCATTCTTTCCTTCGTCGTCGAACAGTCCCATCGGTCCAGCTATTCCAACATCAAAGATGTCTTCTCCCAGTCCAACTGAAGGACCAAATATTGCAGAAGCAACTCTAACTTTTCCGTATGCTCCGTTGTCAGCTTGAGATGCGGTGTTATACATAAGCTCACCAAATAATCCCAGACCTCCAATTGAAAGCAGACCTTCAAAGTAGTTACCAAGAACTTCGTCTGTGGTGCTGTCCTCTTCTAATCCAAGTGTGCCAGCAAGATAACCTATCCCCAGAGGATTTGACTCACGGAGACTTCTCTCTCTTAATGCACGAGACTCACCTTCTTCACCGCCTCTTGATTGTGCAAAGTCTTTTGAAACGTTAGCCACAAAACCAGCACCGATACCAGCCGTAAGCATGTACATTGCTGGCTTAATGTTGTTTTGTTTAGCCTCATCAATGATGTACTTACTCATTCTAGCCATCATCAACTGGAATGATTTTAGCTGGAAGAACATGGAACCAAATGGAGTTTGTGCCCACATTGGAATGTCATTTGGATTAGGTGTAAAGATTGCTTCGTTAGTAAATCTAAGCAACCCATAACGTAATGCCTTGTTTGAAAGAACATCAGTGTCACGAATGTCATTTAAGTTTGGTGCACCATCAGCCAAGAAGTCTGTAGTAGCGTTATCTCCAGTTAGTCCGTACCTTTCAAGGAACCTGACAGCAGTCTTGTATCCACTTGAAGTGATTTGACCTTGTTGCTGGAACCTTCTTGCTCTGGCTATCTCAGCTTTGAATGCTTCAAAGCCATGAATACCAGCGATTTCTCGTTGCATGTTTGTCCAAGGAGTTAGCAACGTAAAGTTGAAGAAGCTGTTTTGTAACTTCTGCGAACCTTCGCCAGCCATCTGAACCATTCTGTCGTGCATCAAGTTCTCAACACTAAGCCCAATATTCTTTGCGGCTTGTCTATATGTTGGGTCAGTCATGTACTTGGCTTGTGCTTTTACAAACGCTCCCATGTTACCTGAACGTATCAATGGTAAGACTACGTCGCCCAACGACGTAAGGGTTGTGAAGCCCAGCAGACTGATTGCGTTAAACGCTTTCACGTTTCGTGAAACCTTGTAAGATAACTCGTTGCCAGAATACTTTGTGATTGGACGCTTGTTGATTACGTCTATCATATTGTCAGCAAGGCTTAGAGTGGTTGCACTAGGCTTTGTGTTATTAAAGTCCACCAACGCATTAGCTATAGAGTCAACCCTAATCTTGACTTGTGGATTGCCCATATCTTCTGGGTCATACAAGTTCATTAAGATATTTTTTATGGACTGTTTGTTGTTAGGCATTTGCTTTGGACCTTCGCCAAGAAGAATCTTTACTTTATCCAAAGCATTATCAACTTCAATTTCAGTAGCAGTAGCCCTTGCAACGACCTGTTGCTCAATGTCTACCTCAGACTGATACTGTCTAAACTTGTAACGTCTTTTGGCTGAGTTCATCAGTGCGTCTTTTGCACCCTCAAGACCACGCTCTGCCACAGTTATGTAAGAAGCATAGCCATGACCACCTGTTCCCAACTTGTCTGATATAGCTATCTTTCTAGTTGTTCTGTCAAAGTATTGTGTGACCAGACCCTCTAAGTCGTTGACCAAGAAGTCTGTCATGTAGTCGTACTGGTCAGGGTCTAGTTTAATTAACCTGGAGAAGAATGGGTCTCCAACTGCTCGTCGTATTACGTCGTCTCCATAAACCTCACCACTTGTATCCATCATCGCATTGACTAAGTCTTCTGCAACTTGACGTGGATTCTTTAAGTTTCCTGTTGCCTCAAAGTCTGGACGCTTACGTTCTTCTGTAAAGAACCTAGTGAATGCTTCCATTGCCGCTTTAGGATTTTGCCTAATACCTTCTGTGTCCCACTGTTGTGGAACATAAAATTCATTCTGTGTTTTCCTTGTGTCACCAACTGGCAACCCTTGCTTTAACAGGTTCTGCCTTTCAGCTTCAAATGTCTGAATGATTAGTCGTGCCGCCTGTTGCTCTCTTGGCTCCAGCTTTCTGACTTCAAACTCTCCACGACGAATGGCATTTAGTATTCGCCTGTGAGATGCGGGCTGTGCGGCGGCATCTCTTAATGTGCTAAGTTTGCCTATGTTTGGTATTAGATAAGCGTTCTTTCTTCCCCACCTTTTTGCCCAGTTATCGTTGTCAGGCATTGTTTTTAGTATGTTGAAGATAGGCATAATCTTATCTGCTAAATCAATGTCATGCCTTTCGTACAAGCCAGTGCCATTGGTTGGCTTTACAAAGTCTGCAAGCCAGTTAGCACCAGACAATCTCAACCTTTGACTATTCTCTCTAAAGTAATTTAATACAGACGAGTTTCTTTGAACTGCATTAGCATCATCTGGAGTTATCTCTTCTCCTCTAAGCATCTTCTTCATTGGCTTCGCCATGTCTGGGGTGCCAGCTTCTTGCAATGCTCGTGACACACCTATCATGTCGTCGATGTCTAAGCCTCTATCCCTCTGAACCATATGAGTAAGTGCGGCTCCGCCTAAACCTTCTGAGAACTCAGAGCCTAATACGCTGTAGTAGATGCCACGTCTGTCGCTGTCGAAAGTTTCTGCATCAATGTGCTTTACGTTGTTTGGGCTAAAGATTGCAAACTGTTCATTCTGAGAGAACTCAGGGTCACCAGCTTTTATTCCATCGTAGCCTTCAGTCTGTAAGTGCTTGGCTAAAGCTATCTTTGCTCCGTCTAAGTCGTTAGGAGATATAGCTTCTAATAGGTATGAATAAAATAACTCCCCATCAAAGTCAGCATCCATAGAAAGTTTGTTAACCATTCTGACTCTAGCTTCTGGAGTTATGACACCATTCATTTGCAAGTTTGTAACGAAATGTAACATGTCGTTAGGCTCGCCAGTTTCAAGCGAATAGATTTTGTTTTGAGAAAAATCCATCACATTCTTTTTCTTAACAAAAAGAGGCATGATTCCTGGGTGTGTTTTGAATCCAGTTACTTTTGCAAAGGCTTCTAAAGCCGCCGCTCTTGAACGACGAATCTTATCCATCTCTCCATCTAAGTAACCTCCAGTAAGCTCGTCCATGAAATCATCAATGCCAAACCTATCGTAATCAGCTTCCATAATCATGTTGTCATAATTGGTAATCATGTCGTTTAGGTTTTCAGCTTCTTTAACAAGAGCCTTATCCTTCATTTGCGTTATTATTCTAGCTCTTGCAACTGAAGCACCTCCAACTCCCATAGCGTCTGGTCCGCCAAAGTCGCCAGCTAACGACGAGTCAGGAGTTACATAAACGCCTGGACCATAAGCACCATTATCACTTGAGTGTAGGTACACGTCTGGGTTTTTGTTTCTATTGAAAATATCTACTGCTGGTGTTCCATGATAAACAACGTAGTCCATCAAGTCTTCGTCTGGACCAGCACCTACAAACTCTCTAGCAAGAAGTTTCTTCTCTGGAGCCATAGTGTCTATTACGTTTCTTGCGTATCTGTCAGCAACAGACAGGTTCACCAATGGGAAATCAAAGGTATCAACGGAGTTCTTTACGCTGTTGCTCAGTCTCTTTGGTGTAAACATGTCCCCATGATACGTCATCTGACGGAACATTTGCTTCATACTGGTTCTGCCCATGAGACCATTTAGTATGTAGGCAGTGTAATCGTAGAGGTCGTTCGCCAGTTGCATCAGGTATGACTTTGCCTTTAAGTCTGTGACTGCACCATCTTGATATCTCACTTTGAACAAGTCACCTTTTGCGACTTTCTCTGACATCCATTGTGCCCAGCTTTCAACAAACCATTCTTCTGCTATGTTCTTGTCATCATAGCCAGCTTCTGGAGGAAGTTTTGAATACTTGTCACGCATTGCTAACGCACTAGGGTCTCCTTGACGCAATGCGTCTGTGAACCCTGAAAGCATGTTGTCATAGTCTTGGTCTTTGAACACACTACGGCTAACCATGTGACCAACTTCGTGCATGATATCAAGTGGGTCAGCTTTGCCTTCATTTATCCCAATGGCGTAACGACGTAAGTCTTTCCTTAAATCATTAAAGACTTTACCTCTAGTAGGACCAACCTCTGTAAACGCCGCCTTTGTTCCAGCGGTGCCTTTTGTTCCAGACATTCTGTATAAGTCTTCAACAGACATGAAGGTTGTGTTGTCTTGTAGGTTGTCTCTTGCTGTTCTGCCTAATAAGTTAAGCATTCTGTAAAGCATAGTTCTTGCACCATGCTCTATGTTTTTGTCTCTGTGTGTTATCTTTGTAAGAACTTCCTTAATTGCTGGAGGTGCGTCACCTGGAACTCCATTACTAGCATCAGCTTTGCGACCTTGACTGTACTCAATGTCAAGTGCTCTGCCCAACAACGAAGCCTTTGGCTTGACAGGAACCACGCCTGGTTGAATAGAAAGTATTCCGATAACCATGTTGGCATCGTCGTAACTACCTTGATTGATTAACTCATCAACCTTACCTCTGAGCATTTGGACTTGCTCTGCTTTAGGCAATGTTGAAACGTCTTTCAGTAAGCTCTGATAAAAATCCTTTTCATCAGGAGTCAAATCTTCAAAAGGCTTCATTACTGGTTCAGCCCTACGTCTCATAAATATTTCTTGTTTAAGCTCTTTTGTATTAGGGCTTCTTGTTCCTATTTGATGAATGTTCTCTAGTATCTCTGTGTCAGACATGTCTTTAGGAGACTTCCTAACAGGAGCATCTACTATCGGTGGCATGTCACCAAAGGTTTCTGTCGTGTCATCAATAGCTTTCATAACAGCCAAAGCTATTTTATTATTTCTGTTGTACGCTTTCTTTTGATACTTTTTAGCCACACTGTTTCCAGCACTGAATATTCTACCAGCCTTATCAATTGCTGGTGCTTTAACCCCACCTGATACTTGTCGCATGTTACGATTGAATACATTTGTGTATTCATCAATAGCGGAATCAAGTGCAACAATCATATCGTTTGCTTGACCGACGAGTAGTTTTTCTAGGTTAGCGTCATCAGGTTTAAGGTAAGACTGACTCCTTAGAATGTTTGCCTCAACATCAAATGTAGAGCCAAGAGAACCAGAACCTTGTAGTCCAGATACCGCAAAGTCTTCGTCGATAACTCTCTCCAAAGCCATGAAGTCGTTATCAATCATAGCTAATTGTTCGTCTTCGATTGTAGACATTTGGTCTGCACGTTGTTCTGCAATAAGTTTTTCTAGCTCTGCACTGCTGGACATAGCCTTTTCGTCGTACAGAGTTCTATGAATTTTATTGCTTGTTCCCAGCAATCTTCCACGAGCTATCCTTGCGTTCATAAAGTAGAACGGATGCATGGTCTTGCCATTAGGAAGAGTTATTTCTGGCTTTGTTCTATCTACTGCTGGCTTGCCTTTGCTGTAACTATCAAGAAGTGTGATTCTTTTTGCACCGCTCTTATGTGTCTTTGAACCACCCTGTCCTCCGTACTTTCCATAAACTACAGACGCAACTTCTTTTAATACGTCTTGTAAAGGTGCTGTATTTTTATCACCTCCTACCATTAGTGAGTTGTCGGATAGTGCTTTCTCCAGTTTAATTTGTAGTGCCCGTAAGTCGTGCAATTCTTGTGCGGCAATTCCAACTGCACCATTCTTTTCTAGGTCTATTCCCTTTAGTCGTGTCATTAGTTCGTCGAATTGGTTAGCCAAAGCTCTGCCTTCAGTGACTGTGCCAGTTGCTTTTTGTGGGTCAGGCATAATTTTTTCAAACAGAGGAATCAAATCAGGGTCAAGAGGCTCTTCCATTTTAAGGACTTTGCCTATCAACTGCTTGATTTTCCCAGCTACCTTTTCAAACAACGATTGAGTCGCACCTGGAGTTCTGTTCATTGCGTATATTGTAAACTGATTAGCAAAGAACTCTGCTGGACTTTCTATTTCGTTGCTCATAAATCCAGGTAGTTTTTTCTTTAGCATTCCAGTGTCCATGCCATCATTTTGTGTCATGTACTTTCTTGCTACTCCCCAGAACTGTAGCTTCTCTGCATCTGTGAGCATGTTTGCGTATGCCCAGTGTCCCATCTCATGTGTAAAGAACACGGCATCTGGAATATCGTTTGGTCCAGTAGCATCAGCCTTCATAAACACAGTGTTAGATTGAGCATCGCCAGTGTTTCGATGAAAGGCATACTTCTTAAACTTCTCAAACTTAGGCATCATACTATCTGTAGGAGCTTGCAGTCTGTTTTGAGAACCAGCTATGTTATTGAACAACGAAAGCATCTGAGCAACATCAGCTTCAGACCTACTTGTTATTATCTTCTTTAGGTTGTTGTAGCTTTTTACCCTTGTCTCATTAGGTAGCTTGATGCCACTAGGAGCAAGTTTGTTAAGAGTCTCGTAAGCTCCTTCAAGATTGCTTACAACGAAATCAAAGTGAGCCACAGTTTTTAGCTGGCTCCACTCTATGTTTTCCATTTCGTCAGCAAAACGTCTTAGGTCTCCAACAGTTCTAATATCTCCATTTTGAATACGCTTTGCCTTCATTTTTGGAGAAAGGCTTTCTTGAGTTAGAGGCATGTTGTCTAACTCTGCTACGTTAAGAGGCTTGTTGACTCTGGCTCTTGGGCTTAATCCCAAAGAGTTTCCAGCATCAGTTACAACTCCTACGTCTTTTCCCTTTAGCATTGTGCCTGATACATTTACAAACATGTCTTCAGAGTTCAGAGGTCTGAACGTCTTCTTAGAAAGCATGTTGCTGTTTTTGTTTATCTGACCTGTCTTTGGATTTATTCGTAAAGACTGACCAACTACATATTGCTCTGGCTTTAATGTACCAGCTACTTGACCCACAGTTTGGTCGTCGCCTTGATAGAAGTTGCGAGTCTCTCCATACTTTGGATGCTTTGGGTCTATGATTTGAATTGTTAACATCTGCTCTTCTGGCAAATCAAATTCAGATGGAACAATATCCATTGCTGGGTCTTGTTGTGACATGTTCTCTGGACTTGCATCAGCGATGTAGTCTTCGGTATCTGTAACTTTAGGCGAGTCTTTTTTGCCTCTGTATCTATTTGTTTGATGCCAGTCGGTTACATTCATTGGACCATCTGCCACTACGCCTTCCAGTGGGATGTCTTTTGTTTCTACAATTTCGTCCAGTTCTTTTCTAAACATTTGTGCTATTGCTAAGTTCATATCCTTTTTAGACTTAGCTACAGCCGTTGTGATTAGACTTCCATCTTGCTTTATTATAGTCGCACTGAAGCTATCAGTGGCTCCGTTGTGCTCAACAGTTCCTAGCTTTTTGCCATTGATGTTTACTTCAGCCTTGTTTTTTCCTATAGACTTCCACTGTATGTCATTTGAAAGGTCGTATGCTTTTTCACCTATCTGAACAATTGTTGGATTTCTCTTAACACCTGAAGGCTTAGTCGTTGGCTTTGACGGAGTTCTGTTAGTGTTCTGAACAATCTCTTTAGCGGCGGCTTTCGCATCAGCCTCAGTAACATTGTTGTCCATAACAAATTGTTTTAGTGATGCAAGTTGAGAGTTCATCTGATTTTCAGAAAGACCCATATTCATTATCTGCTCTTCTATCTGTGCAACGTCATCCATCTTTGGTCGTTGCCCAGTAGTCTCTTCTACTGCATCAA